TGAGAACCACCACCTCCTTGATATCCTGTATATCCTGGTCCACCCCTTGCAAAACTTGAAGGTGTAGGAATAGGTCCAGAAGGTTGTGTTCCTAAATAAGGAACATATATTCCACCTAATCCTGGGCCTGGAGGGTGATCGTGAGTTCCAATTTGAGATGTAGTTAAAGTATGATTGCCTGAGTTACCACTTACGTTTCCAGTTTGTTGAACTGTATTTGCACCGCCAGTAGATGCTAAAGCTTTATTTGGAGATTTACCTACTACCACATTATCTTGTAAGTCAGGTAAATCAAATGTAGTTGATCCATTACCTGCTCCATACGTTGTTCCAATAATAGCAAACAAAGCAGAGTAAGTTGATCTTGAGACAGCTGCACCGTTACATTCTAAAAAACCAGATGGTACACTTCCGTCACTCCAAGGGATAACTGAACCTGTAGAAACACCTACTAATCCTGTTATGTTTGATCCTGAAAAATCGTATTTAGTTGCTTCATAATTTGCCATAATTTTTTCCTATGTTTTTATAATATATAATAAAGTTAAGTATGGTTGTAAAACAGAAGTTGCATCTCCTGAAAAGTTAGCAGATATAGTATGACTGTGAGAAGATCCTCCTGGACTATTTCCATAAACTGCAGCTGGTTGAGTGTGATTTGAGTTTACTGCTCCTCCTGGAATGTTTGCTTGTACTGAAGTAGGTGGACTGTTTTTGGCACCTGTAGTAGGGTGACTGTGAGAAGGCATTTCTGATTCTATCACTGTATGAGAACCAGAGTTACCACCTATATTTCCAGATGAAGCAACTGTGTTTGCTCCACCAGTAGATGCTAAGTTTTTACTTCCAGATTTACTAACTGTAACGTCGTCTTGTAGGTCGGGTAAAGTGAAAGTTGTGGAACCGTTTCCAGCACCATAAGTCGTGCCAATTACTGCGAATAAATCTGCGTAAGTTGATCTTGAGACAGCTGCACCATTACATTCTAAAAAACCAGTAGGAACTGAAGAATCAGTCCAAGGTATTATAAGACCAGTATTAAGACCTTGTATTCCTGTGAGATTTTGACCATCAAAATCGTATCTAGTAGCTTCGTAGTTAGCCATGGATTATTTCTCCCTATATGTCCAACCAGTAGTAGCGTCTCCTGAATAAACTAAACTGAAACCAGCACCTTGTGTATTAACAACGAGGTCTGCTGCAGCGTTAGCAATGTTAGAACTATTTCTACCAACAGTTAAAGCGTTGGTATTAAAATCATATCCTTGGTCAATGAATGATACTTCATCTCCCGTAGCAGGTGATGCAGGTAACGTAATTGTTACAGCTCCACCATTTGTATTTACTAAAAGTTGAGCACCAGCTTGAACTGTTTCATTAGCTGTCACTGCTCTCCAATTTCTTTGCTCAGATAATTTTACAATGTTTGTTCCATCAGAATATAATACATAGTTATTTCCTTCACATAAAAGAACACCTGTTCCTCCTGATGTTTTAAAAGTTAAAGTGTTTCCTGCATGATCACATGCGTTTTGTACATTATAAACTTTTTCAATTGAATCTGGAATAGTAACTATTCTGTTAGCTGCTAAAGTTCCTGTTAATTTAATAACATCATTTTTACCATTTGATAAAGCACCATTAGTAAAAGTTAGAGCTCTGTTAGCGTTAGTTAAGTTGAAAGTTGTAAAACCACCGATTGCTTGTTCTAAAATTAATAAGTTTGTATTTGTAATTTGTCCCCAAGTTCCTGAGTTTTCACCAGTTGCTTGGACTGTTAATTTTAAATTAGCTGATGTTGAGTTTGCCATAATTTAAATTCCTTATTCGTTTTAATTTACTAAAAAATTGAGTTTGTGTCAAACTCATTATGCAGCCCTTGTTGGCACTTCTACCCAACCTGGTGGATCTAAAGGCGCTGAACCTGTATTAACTTCGTTCCAGACTAGAGAATTAACAGAATTCAAGTTCATAGTCAACCCTATTCCTGTTAAAGATACAGTAGCAAATCCTTTAGTGCTTACAGTGCCTAAATTAGCAGTCATTGCTATTCCAGTAACATCAATGAAACTTTCAGCAAATAATGTACCTAATCCAAGACCTGCCGCAAATCCCGTTCCTGTAACTGTTACATCTGCACTACCTGCAACTACTGTACCAACAGCTAGAGTTCCACTAAATCCAATACCTGTAACACTTGCATCAGGGCCAGGATCAACATCTCCTTCCGCTGCAGTTATACTAATACCTGTTGGAACTACACTACCATCCCCTGTAGCTGCTAATGTTCCAATGTTTGCAGACATTGCGATACCATTAACATTACCACTTGCAAACTGACCTTCAACTCCCCATGCATTTACATTCCAACCTTGTCTACCCCAACCTGTTTGGTTAAATGCATCAAGGGTTCCTAAAGCTGCAGTTGCACCAATTCCAGTTAGCATTGCATCAGGACCAGCGTCTGCTGTTCCTAAATTACTTGTAAATGATATACCTGTTAATGTTATTTCAAATGATATTTCTACTGATTCATCACCTTGTGATGCAGTCATTGCAATTCCTGTCAATGTAGGTGAAGCATCAATTGAAATACTTTCATTACCTAAAGCTGCAGTTGCAGCAATTCCTGTAACTCTTAAATCACCTGCAATATTCCAAGCGTTTTCACCCCAAGTTAATCTACCCCAACCAGTGTTTATTTCACCGGCTGTAGTTTCATCACCCAAAGCACTAGTCATTGCAATTCCAGTTGGAACAATATCTGAATCAGAAAAGGCGGTTTCATTTCCTAAAGTTGAAGTTAGAGCTTGTCCTGTTACTGATACATCTATATCTGTGAAAGCGGTTTCGTTACCTAGTGCAGCTGTAAATGCTATTCCAGTTAGCATTGCATCAGGTGAAGGATCAATAGAACCTGCAGATGCAGTCATTGCAATACCCGAAGGATTTACAATTTGATCAGGATTACCCCAAGCTCTTTGTGACCAACCATCTCTACCCCAACCAAATTCTACAGTAGATGTTGATGCAACTGACGCTAAAGAAAAAGAAGCACCTATACCAGTGACAGAAACAGTGTTGTTATCTTGATCGTTCCAATTTCCTATGCTCCAAGAAAGAGCACCAAAAGAATCTGATGTTACGTTTGATTGACCACCCATCGCAGGATGATTTGTGCAATAATAATATAAAGGTGATGGAGCATTTGAAGCTACAGCAATTTCTGTATATGCACCTCCTGAACCAGGTGTGCCTGCAGCAGTTACTCC